GTTATGCCCTCTATGCGAGCCTTAATGACGGCAGGAGAAGCACTTGAGAGGGATAATGTATGTGGTTACAACTGTAGCTATCTCCCAGTAGATAGTCCACGTTCATTTGATGAAGCGATGTACATATTGATGTGTGGAACTGGGGTAGGTTTTTCTGTAGAAAGAGAAAATGTAGAAAAGCTACCAGTCATTAGTGAAAGTATGCAGAAGTCTGATGTTGTTATTGTCGTTGATGATAGCAAGATGGGTTGGGCAAAAGCCTATCGTGAGTTGATTGCTTTACTCTATTCAGGTATGATACCAAGTTGGGATGTATCCAAGATACGACCTGCAGGTGCTAGACTAAAGGTTATGGGTGGTAGAGCATCAGGTCCTGATCCGTTGGTTGACCTATTTAAGTTTACTGTTCGTAAGTTTGAAGAAGCAAAAGGTCGTAAGTTATTTCCAATAGAGTGTCACGATATCATGTGTAAGGTTGGAGAAGTTGTAGTAGTAGGTGGGGTCAGAAGATCTGCACTTATCAGTCTATCCAATCTAAACGATGACCAAATGAGACATGCTAAGACTGGAGAGTGGTGGAGTGCAAATGGACAACGATCACTTGCAAATAACTCTGTTGCTTATAAAGGTAAACCTAAGATGGAAACTTACATGAGAGAGTGGTTATCTCTGTACGAGTCAAAGTCTGGAGAACGTGGTATGTTCAATAGGCAGGCTGCAGACAGTCAAGTATCTAAGAATGGTAGAAGAGAAACTGGTTATATGTGGGGTACAAATCCTTGCTCAGAGATTATACTAAGACCATATCAGTTCTGTAATCTATCAGAAGTTGTTGTAAGAGAAACAGATGACCTTGCTACTTTAAGAAGTAAAGTACGTGTTGCAACCATACTAGGCACGTTTCAATCCACCTTAACAGATCTCAAGTATATACGTAAGATTTGGAAGAAGAATACAGAAGATGAAAGATTGTTAGGAGTTTCCTTGACTGGTATCATGGATCATCCTATACTGTCTAAGATGACTGATTCAAAGATATGGTTACAAGATATGAAACAAATGGCAATAGATACAAATAGAGAGTATGCTGAAGCAATAGGCATACCACAATCTACTGCTATAACTTGTGTCAAGCCAAGTGGCACAGTATCTCAACTTGTAGATGCTGCGTCAGGTATACACGCTAGACACAATGATTTCTATATAAGAACCGTACGTGGGGACAACAAAGATCCCCTAACAGAGTTTATGAAAATGGAAGGCATACCTAATGAGCCAGACGTAATGAAGCCAGATAGCGTAACTGTCTTTTCATTTCCAATGAGATCACCAAGTGGTGCGATTACCAGAACGGAGATGGGTGCAGTAGAACAACTAGAGTTATGGAAGTTATATGCAACCTACTGGTGTGAACACAAACCATCTGTTACGATTACTGTAAAGGAAGAAGAATGGATGGAAGTTGGTGCGTGGGTGTATGAGAACTTTGATATATCATCTGGGGTGTCCTTTCTTCCCCATAGTGATCACACCTACAAACAAGCACCTTATCAAGATATAGATGCAAGAGAGTTTAACGAGTGGAACAAGAAAGTTCCGTCAACGTTAGACTGGTCTAAGTTTTCTGATTTTGAAAAGGAAGATAATACAACTGGATCTCGTGAACTGGCATGCACTGCAGATGCCTGCGAAGTCGTGGACTTAGGTGCATCGTGATTACAGAGATACAGATTAACAGCGATTACATGAGCCGTGCGAGGGAAAAGGCTTCTTCTGTAGGCATACTGCAGGGAAGTATTACAGGTGGCACACGAAACGTTATAGGTGCGATAGGCGAGGTAGTCGTTGCTGATAGTATTAATGCTGATGAGATAAGCACATACGATTATGATCTTGTTAAAGATGGGAAACGTATAGATGTTAAGACTAAACGTTGCAACACTAAACCTCTGCCCTACTATGAATGTTCTGTCGCACTTCATGGTACAAAGCAAGATTGTGATACGTATGTGTTCGTCAGAGTTTTATCTGATATGAGTAAAGCTTGGATATTGGGTAGCATATCTAAGCAAGATTTCTATGACAGAGCTACCCTATATAGAAAAGGGGACATCGATCAAGACAACGGCTTTGTGTTCAAAGCTGATTGTTACAATCTAAGAATAGATAAGTTGAGTCCTATCCATGCAATTCAAAAGTAAAGTAAAAGCTAAGTTATTCTCGATTGAAGCATTTTTAAATAAAGATGGAAATGTGGAAATGAATTACGAAGCAGTAAAGCCAGAAGATTTAGAAAGAGAACTTAATTCAGGTTTGCCTATGTACACTGGTACAAGTCAGGTTGCGTCACTGCTTCGTTATTTAAGGAAGATGGGTGATGAGATAATGAACGGCACAAGAAATTATATTTAAGATTTCTTTGTTGCACCTGCTATTTTATCAGCGTAGGTTATCTTGTCTCTTGGTTCTGCCAATGCAGCAAACTTCTTTTGTTTAGGTGTCATCGCTTTACCACCATTAGCCTTTTTCTGTCTGCCTTCAAACTTAGCAATAGCACCACCTAAGTTCATACCCATGCCGTATTTCTTTTGTTCAGTCATACCCATGCCCATATTCTTTGCCATAGGTGTTTGTTGTGTTCTGTTTTGTTGAGCAAGTCCACCCATCATCATAGGTTTACGTGGCGTTGCCATACCACCACCATACATTTTTTGTGGGCGTTGTCCGTTACTGTACTTCTTCATTTTCTTTCTCCTTATCTTCTTCTTCTAATTGTTCTAATGTTTGTTTTTTTCTTGGCTTAGAAAACAACTCTATAAATCTAGGTATGGCAGTTTTAACACTTAAAGCATCTGCATCTACAGGGTCTCTTGCTGCAAGTAATTCTTCTTCAGGTATGTAAGTTGATATACTTCCACCCTCTCTGGCTAACTCCGTTGCTATAAATTCTTTAAGTATAACACCGAATGTTTTAATATCGTCTGAAGTTAAGTCAGCAGGGTTTTGTAACATCTTTCCTATTATTTGACCTGCTTGTTTGTTCTGTAAACCTATAGCTATTAATTCGTTACCTTTCATAATCGCAAGTCGTGCTGCTATTTCCGTTCCAACATACAAAGGACTAACCATTCTTCTAGCAATATTAAAAGTACGACTTATTATTTCATTGGGAGATATACCTCGTATAACACCTCCAATATCATATCTCACCAAAGAAGATCCTTGTGCGTATTCAAAAAATCTACCTATATCTTCCATGAACATAAGTTGATCATCATCAAATCCTATCTCTTTAAGTATAGCTTTTGTGCTTGGATTACTTAAATCTGAAGCTAACTGAGCTGCATTTGTCATTACAGTTAGTCTAACATTTTGATTACCTATGCCTTGTATAGTTTTGTTTTCTGCCGGGGCCATTCCTGCTCTAGCTAAAAGACCTTGTGTTATTTGGTATTTAAAAGCTGAGTTGAACTCTTCTATAATATCTTTATCTTTTAACTTTTCATTTTCATACTTACGAGATATTTTATATAGCTCTCTTAAAGTTGAAACAGATGATGCACTACCATTTAAAACAAAGGTTTGATAAAATTGAACAGGGTCGGCTGTTCCTGATATTTCTTCTAATTTTTTTATACCTCTGTTTTGTAATCCAATTACAGTTTTTGCTCTTTGATTTAAAAGACTTGATTGATCGTTTAATTCAGTTTCAATATCTTTTAGTTGTTTTTGTGCAGTTTTAGATTTATCTATTAACTTAACTATATCTTGTTCTTGTGATAACATCTGAGTTAAATCAACCAGTTTAAAAGTTTCTATTTTTCCGTCTTCACCTTTAACTTTAATTTTTAATAGATTGTCTAATTTTTTGTAATTGTCAGCGTCTAAGAAATTATATTTTTTTATTAACTCGTCTGGTTTACCACCAAGTTCTACAGTTTGTTTAATATCTTTAAGAGTGGCGTTTCTTAAATCGCCCCAATGTTGATACAGGGTTGCTGATACAACTGTTTGTAAACTGGCTAAGTTGAGACGACCTCTTTCAGTAGTCAGATCAAAAATCATCCTTCCATCAAGTTGCTCACCTGCAGTCCAGTATCTTACAATCTGCTCCATATTCTCTTCTATGTTTGCTAATGCGTCTGCGTCACCTTTTAAATATTTAGTGACATTCTCACCCAACACTTTATGCCACTTTGAAGGATCTCTGCCTTTTTTGTAAGGGAATATAGGGTTTCCGTCAAACCTTTTTGTTTCATCATAAGCAGGCTCTCCAGTTTGTGAGTTATCTATAAAATCTCCTAAAGTATCTTTTCTAGATGGATCAAAGTTTAATATCTTATAATTTCTTCTTATTTGAGTTAATTTAGGATATCTTTCTGGATCAGATTTTAATAATTTTTCTGATTCTATAGAAAAGTCTTTATATATTCGTGCTAACTCTGGTTTTTGAAATTCTAATCTTCTTCCTATTTTGAAAAAATGTCTTTTTAATTCATCTATTTCAAACATACTTGCTTTAAATGGTTTTAAATCAAGACCACCTTCACTTTGACTTTTTGCAGCGTGCAACACAATCATTATATCACTAACTTCGTCAGGTGATCCTAAGTAATCATCAGGAGCAACTTTTAAAGTATTTGGACTTGTATGATATTTAAAAAGTTTTTCATACTCATCATCATCTAATCCCATGTCATTTTTTATAACTCTTTGAGCCATAGCATTTAATGATCTTTTAATATTTCTACCTGAAAATCCTCTAAAGAATTCTGACTCAGGACTGAAGTAAGCCTTTAAAGTTGCTTTATCTGAAACTCCCTTTTCAGCTTCAACAACTTTGTTAACTAAATCAGTAATGTCAAAAGTTCTGTCATCTCCTAAACCGTTTTCTTTATACAAAAGTCTTCTTTGATGGTATA